TACCCAAAGTTTATGAAAATGATTCATTCCATTTGGTGTAGAAACAATAATAAGTTTAGTTGTTAAACCTGCTGAAATGGTAGGATACGTAGATGAATAGAATTCTTCAGCAATATGAGACGGCAAGAAGGCGTATTCGTCCAACAGAAGTAGGTTATAAGAGCCACCACGGATTGCAGAAGACGATGTTGCGTCACATACTACTCTAGACCCATTTTCTAGTTTAAAACTCGTCTTATTCCATTCTACTACGCCTTGTTGTAGAAAATGTGGTAAATTTTCATATGCCAATTGCAGTTTTGCAAATAATTCATCCTTTGCAGTCTTTAATTTGTTTGCAAGAATTGCACAACTTACAGATTGATTGAAAGTTACATAATGTGTAATGTAACCAATTACCGAAGTAGATTTACCAGACTGGCGAGGCCATTTTGAAATGGTAAACCGATTATCATGGATTGCTTTTACAAATTTTTGTTGGTAATCGTATAACTCAAAAGGCATTACACCTTTATCAAGTGTTTTTACTTTTACATATTTACTACAAAAATAAACCGGATCTTTGGCACATTTGATATATTCTTCTAGCTGCTCTTTGGTATAAGGTATGTCAATACCAGGAGGTTTTAACTTTGGATTGTTTCTATAACCTTGATTTTTATTGTTTAGGCTCATTTGAATTTAACACTTCAGCATCTATAACTTTTTCTGTACTTCTCTCTTTATTTAACAGATTCTGAAGATCGGTAGTAGAACCAACAAACACAGAATTGTTTGTTTGTTTTACCTCAATTTTTTGTGATGTGGTGTCTTTGGCTTTTTTATGCACATCAAGCACATTATTATTCAGATCAGCCATAGTCTTAAGAAGAATAGCCACAACTTCAAATGCTCTGGGTGCGTCAGATTCAATAGCAACTTTTAAAGCACTTTCCAATGCCATATTTCCAGAATTTATAAGTTCTTTAAAATTAGATTGAACCGTTTCATAATCTTTTTGAAAGTTATTTGTGTTAAATGTACCGCCAGCCATATCTTTGGCTGGTGTTTGTTTTTCTAAATTTGTAGGTACATTAAAAAAATTAGATAAATTTTTGTTTATATTCATAAATAACGATCAACTATAATAAGAATCATCAAACGTAATACCACGTAGATCTATATCTGCAATTGTTGTAAATGTATTTACCTTACCAAAGATATAAGATTTAGCAATAAAATTAAAACTAGAAATATTCATTCTACGGTTTCCAAAATCACCATCATATCTTTCACTTATACTATTGCTTACCATTGTTATTGGAACATGAACATCCGATTGTGCACTATTCATATCCAATGAAATTATGTGATCTGGATTAAAATAAGGCATTATTTGCTCTACAATCTGCAAAGTATCATTTAAATGCCTAGTGTATATAAACAAAGAAAATGAAATGTTTACTGGCACTTGTTGAGCAATAAGTCCTGCATTTCCAGTGCAGCTGTTGGGATAATTCGACATTGTTTTTAATGGAGTAGACTTATTTGTTCTTCTAGATGGATCTGGAACAATAGAAGTCATCATATAACTCAACCTAGGGAGTTGATTTTCAATGCGCGTACCATCATTAATAGAAGATGTTTCCAGTAATCTTCTTATAAATTTTTCTTGAGGTGCATATGTAATTGGCACTCTTATTGTAAATGGGTCGTTTGCATCATCTGGATTTGTGTGCTGTACATCAATATTGCTAAAAAGAGAACCAAATCCTATTACAATTTTTCTTAAATTTTGATTATAGAAATAAGTAAACATTTGTTATCCTATTAGCAAGGCTGGTTTTTATCTACATTAAAAAGATCAGCTTCATCATCAATTACATCATTAATACCCGCTGTAGTACCAATTATATTATTAAGTGGTATTATTGTACTTCCAGATGTATCTTTTGTGCCCGAAGATACAGAATCCAACGCAGGAATATCCGTATCAATTTTTTCATAACTGTAGGTGAAGAGTTCGGCAGTTATAAGATAGGAATACAATTTACCTAGAGGATAAAAAGGATTTTCATGCTCAACAAAGTTTATTTCAAACAAAGATTTTGAAGTAGGAAAGTAAATTAAATCTCCTTCCCTGGGTCTTGTTATGGCTGTATTTTTATTAGTAACTTCTTCTTTGAAACGTCGTCTTGCAAAAACAAGAGACACTTTATCTTTAATTTCAATACCAAATTGAGTTATAATATCCGTACCATCGAATCCCTTAAATGATTGAAGATACATTTCGATTGTATATGTGGTGGTAAATGATGAACCTGGATCTTCACCAAAAACTTTATCTATGCTCAGATATTCTCTAGGAACATATAAACAATCTTGACCAGTTGCTTTTATAATTTCAACGGTGATATCTTCGACAAGATTTTGTTCATTCGTGTTATTATAAAAGTATGGATTAATTGCCATTTTAGCCTATCTGGGGTTCTACTGGTAGTTCTTGTGTCTTAGTCAACATCAATTCTAGTTCCTTTAGATCTGATATAGCTTCATTTAAAATTGCAGCTGCATTTAATTGAGCGCCACCGGGAAGAGGAACACCAGCAAACTTAATTAAATTTTGACCCCATTGTTTCTTTAACATGGCTGTAAAGTATCTTTGAAAAATTCTATCTTTCCAAACTTTTTCATACAGATCAGTATCGACTTCAACATAAGCCTCAATCATCATATAGCCTTCTGCCTGAAGTTTAGTAAAATCAGTATCTAAAAATAGTCTGTCAGTTGTTCTCGTATATGTAAAAGACATTGGATAATTGAATACATCATTAACCAATTTTACATAGCTCATGGATTCCATATATGATGCAATTGGTCCCATGGGAGTGCCCGATTGATTATAATACAAACCAAAGAAATCAAATAAAGTAAGTTGATATCTTAAATCAAACATATAATCGCCAACAGAAGCATTGGGGGCAAATACTTTACTTATAGTACGTATATCTGTTGCCTTTGGCCACATTTCTGTACTTCCATCAGCCAAAGTTCTTTGTTGTGCTCCAATAGCATTTCCTAATGCCGTAGTATTAATATACCGATTGGCAATATCTTGATTTGTCAATTTATAGGCAAACAGAGCACGTTGATTAAAGTCAAAATGTCTTTCGTGCATATACTCTAGAGCTTCTTCCAGTCTATCCTCTACTTGCTGAGGGTCTACGTTAATCTGGAGAACAGGTGCACCTAAAGTTCGAAGGCAGTAATCTATAAATTCTTGTTTTGTGGTTGGTGTTGCCATTATACAAATATTTATGAATTACGTAAAATTTTATTTACTTCTTCTAATAATTTTTCTTTTTCTTCACTATGACCTACGGTAACTTGTATAAGACTCAATTGTTCTGGATCAAAATTTTCAATCTGATCTCTTCTGATTTTGTCTGTTTGACTATTTGGGTCGTAGTTAGTAAACCCCGGCATTTGCATTGGACAGTTTAAAGAAGGATAATCTAATTTAGAATACTCTCCAACTGCTTTCAACAGCCATGTATTGCTGTTATCTCCACAACCACATCCACCACAATAAAAATATTCAGATTTTTTACTTTTATTGAGTTTAGGGCATGCTGTTATATCACCATGACCAAAACAAGAAAGAGTTCTTAATTTTTTAGTAGGTAAATCAATTTTAGTATTGCCCAATCCCCTAGATGCAATGGCCATTGCCAACATCATCATTTTTTTGAACATAATTACACACTTTCATAAATTACAGTCATTCCTGCTGGAATGACATGTTCAGCTAAGAAATTTTTATGTTTATCCAAAACATTTGCTTTAATTTGAATTACTCCGGGAGAAGCAGTATAAACTTGTGTTGTAGAATATGGCATATTTAAAAGACAAGTCAGTACATATTTTATTGCTTTTGTAGTTCCTTTAATATCAAAATATGAACCTTGAACTTGCAAAGAAAATCTTCTTATATTTGGTAATATATCTGAAAGGTCATCAGATGCAAAATCTGCACCAGGAAAATAACTTTCAGCAAATCCTTCTAATAGTTTAGAATCAATTGTAAATGGAGATCTTATATTTTCCCAATCCAATTGAGCACCATAACCATACTTTAAACTAAAAAGCCATCTAAGATAATTTTTAATAATTGGAACAATTAATACATTTTCGGTATCATTGTTATAAGCTTTAAGAATCCATTCAGGAAATAAAGAATTTACTGTAAGATAATCACCAAACCAATAATCTCCTTGAATATTATAGAATTCAGATCCATAAAGTTTTTTAGCTTTTTGTACAAGCTGCTCTATTTTACCTTCAACAGTTACTGGGATGTGGTTGAATAATAATATCATAAAGTATAATTAATTGTTATTCCAGCTGGCCCAGTAGCAGATAAAAATTCTAACAAGGATGTTTGATCAGAAGCAGACAACCCTGCATCAACATATACGTTTACGGTATATGGAGTATTTCCATTTGATACTGTAATTACATCAGGATCAGTAGTCCCAGAAATTCCAGAAGACATAATTGCATATTTAAGATCATTAAGAGTTACCCACCTTCGTCTTCCATTTCCATTAAACAAAACTGTTGATCTTGCACGTTCAACATTTAAAGTATCATAACCACCCGAGGGAGTTGGTAAAGAAATAAATGTTGTTGTAGAAAGTGCCGTAATTGATGCGTTATTTCCAAGACTTCCATTTGTAGTTACAGCTATAACTTCAACACGCTTGGACAAATCAATAGCAGATGAATTGATAAAATTATTAGTTACAATATATCCATTTGGTCCATTTATTACTGTAAAATAATTACCAGAAGTCGTTGCTTCAGATCCTCTATCTATTCTAGTATAATTTGTCTGTGTATTTGTTGGTAAACTTGTTACAACAAATCTTATAGTTCTTGGATCTATGTTTAAAGGCAAAAGAATATACTGTCCCGTATAATCATAATTTGTATAATTTACAATTTGGGATCCACAATATAAAGTATAAACATCTGTACCAGCAGGTATAGTATCAATATTATAGAATAAAACATTAGTTCCATCTAAACTTTTTCCTGGGAATGCTGTATATGCAGGTATTGAAGCTGATGCTAAAATTGTAGCATCAGTAGATGCCGATTGTGTAAATGGTAATAGAATTGATTCATTGGAAGCCAATCCTGAAAAAGATTCCAAATTTTGTGCAGAAATTTTAAATGATTCATTAAATCCAAAATAGCTATATGCACCATTATATGCTGTTGCTGTTGCCAATATGTTTATTAACATATTGGCAGCACTTGCACTATTTCGAAAATCGATACCAGTTAATTGCGGTTGTACTTCTAAAAAGCCAGTTAAAGAATTTACTATATCAGTATAATCTAAAGAAGAAACATTTAAATTTTTTGTATTGTATGCCATTATAAACTGACCTCTATAGAACAATATATATTGCTCTGTAATTTTAACCCATCAAAATAAGAAAATGTAATTTTAAATTGCAAAGATGATTGGCTGTAATAATAAAGTTGAACTATAACATCCATTACACCTTGAATAGATGCTTCAATGTAATGTGCCATATTTTTTTCTAAAGTGCTTTTATTACTTACAGGATCAAACAAATACACATAATAATTAGAACCAAAATTTTGATCTGATACTAACTCACCTTTATTTGTATTAAAAAGATGCGTAATTTTTTGTACTATACTATTATATCCAGATACCATAGCAATATCGGTAGTATCGCTTGTCGTTGGTATTTTCTCAAATAGTATTGAAAAATCTTTAGGTTGCATCAAAATTATTTATCTGGAATTTGAGTTACAGTCAATGCTGTTTCGTGGGTTCCACCACTATTTAAAACATGTTTTACAGAAATTATAAGATATAATCCAGAAAATATAGATGCTCCCGTATCAATAGAAGATCTAGTGGGGTGATCC